ACCATAGCTAAGAATAACTTTGTTGAATTTTGCTTGTTTGCTTGGAAGTTGTATATCAAAGTCACCTATGATATTGTCTTCTGTAAAAGTAAATGTGCTTGATTCATTTGCTTTTTGAAATTTAAATTTGTATTTGCCATTAGTGTATATTAGCATACTGTTACAAACTTGAGTTATGTCTCCAATATTATCAAATAATGTATTGTTAGTATCTAAGAATCCATTAACTTTAAATTTAGGACTACCACTGTTATCAAAATAAGTTCTTGCAGCAGCAAAACTAGTTAAGTCTATTGCACTATCTGGTATGCCCTTTCCATATGTAGTATTGCCCAAGTAATCCAGTAATACATCTGCAGGGTTTTGATTTGCACCACTAACTATTGTGCCTAATGCATCTGCTTTTCTAACTTTCTTACCATCAAATTCTATTGTAACTTCTGGGGCTGCACCATTATAATCTGTATCAAATGGAAGCTTCAATGCTAGATAAGCTATGCCTCTTAGTCTGCTGTTTGCAGTCCAAACACTTGCTCCAATACTGGCTTGAAGTGTTGTGTCTACTGTTTGTCCTGCTGTTCCAGGATAATATGCAATATATGTACTACCATATTTTGTTTCTATGTAGTTGTCTAATCTAAATCCACCACTGCTTAGTGTTGTGGTGCTTCCACTGCTTACACCTGCTTCCCAAACAACAGTATCATTAAAGAATAACTTTTTAATTGCACCTGTCTCACCTTCACCAATAGTAAGTACCATATTTAAATTGTTTGTACCACTTGCACCACCACTACCATCTGTTGTACTCATGTGTGCTCTAACACCACCAATTCTTCTTCTACCATAAACTACTGGTATACTATCATTGCTTGAACTTTTATTTAATATTACACTACTACTAGCATTGGCACCACTTGCACCTCTGCTGCTGTTGCTTTTTTTGTTCATTACAGAACTGACAACAAATTGTATTGCCAATTTAATGAAAAAACTTACTGGATCAAAACCCATTTACTGTCTCCATATTGTATATACATCTTTTGGTATACTCTTTATATTTAACCTTATGAGACCAGTGCCCTCTTCAAATGTATGAGCTGCACCATGAAAAACAATATGTGCTACACTGTAATGTTTACTTGGTATAATCATAATGTCACCATCTCTAGTACTTTTTACTTCTTTATATCCATTGGCTTTTAACCATGTAGTTGCACTAATAAAGTTTCTGCTAAATTTTATTCTTTGTTTGTTATTTTTATACTGTCCTAGTAAGCTGGCCATTTTATTAGAGTTATATCTAATATCATGCCATTCAACTGCAAGTGTATTGCAATCATTTACACTAAGTTCAAACTTTGCAAATCTTTTTTCTGTTAAGTATTTTGCTAACTTATTTAATTCTAAATGTGTCATTTCCAAACTATCTCTTTTTGTACATCTGCACACCCATCTAAGCCTATATCATTTGCAAAGAAAACTTGCTGACTTGGGGTGTTGGTTCTTCTACCATTTTTCTTTGTAAATGTAATCCAATGACTACTTGCTTGTATTTGTACTGCTGTGGTTCCACTTGGTTGATATTGAATACTTGCATTATCAATTAGTCCTTTAAATACTTCCATTGTTCCTATTTGTGTACCTTGGTCAAAGTAACTTCTAAAAATTGTTAGTGGTCTGTCTACATAGTCTATATCTAATATTGTTTGCACAAAGGGTGGTGTGTAATCACCATCAGCTATGTCAATAATACCTGCTACAGATATGTTTATTTTAGGAACTTCAAAATCTATGTTGTTTTCAATACTGTCTAAACTAAGCAATGCACCTGCACTTATGTAGGTGTTGCCTGAATGAACAATATCAAATGGGGCATTAGTAACATAGTAGTCATCACCTACTTCTATTTTAACAAGTTCATAATAACTTGTTACTGTTCTTGCTTTAATCTCTGCTAATGTTGTCATTATTTAAATCCATCCAAATCCATTGAAACATTTACTAGGTAGTAGCCAAATTCATCTATTGAATATTCAAATTCATCACCTGCTAGTGTAACTATTGCATGAACTGGATTTTTATAACATAGTTGACCAAAAGCTGTAGTACTAGTTGCTGGGTGACTAAATCTAACTTTAACTTCACCATAAATGTTTGCATCTTGCTCTGTAATAATACTTCTTAGGTTACCATTAGTGTTGCTTCCAAATATAACATGCTCACCATCATGGAATGCATCTACTTCATTAGTTTCAAAGCCACCAAATGTGGTAACACTTGAACCAGCTGCATTACTAGTATTTATTTGAGTAGCAATGCTTGTTCCAGTGTAATTGTTATTCCATAGTATATGCTTGTTTCCATATTCTAACATTACATAAAATGGTATTGCTTGTCCTTGGACTGCTAGTGCAACTTTATTAAATTCTTCAAAGTCTTCCTTTAACATTGGAGGATATGTCAAGTCTAATTTGTATTTGGCAAATGAACTGCTTCTTACATACTTTTTGCCTGACTGTGATACTGAACTTGTGCTTGGTTGTATGTATGTAACCTTAGCACTGTTAGGTCTAACATTAGTTGGCCACTCTTTTTGGCCACTAGCAAAGCCTGTATCTACCCAGTAATCTTGTGTATCAAAAGTATCTTCATTTTCAATAACTGTTGGAGTTCTTACTATATACTCACTTGCCTTACTAACTACTGGCATCCATACTTCTGTGCCATTGTTCCATATACCACCAACACCATTACTAAATGCTCCTAGTGTTTGGTAGCCTGTTAAATAACCAGCTCCATTTACTACAGGTTGAAATTCTGGTATGTTGGCAGTACTCATGTTTTGAATAGTTCCACCTGGTTCATAATATGTTCCACCCCATGTTGCACCAAATGCTGTTTGGTTGGTAGCATTTTTATAACTGTATTTGTGTATACCTGGTAAAATATCTGTTTTGCCACTTATAAAGAATTTGTTAACTGTGCTAATTGAACCATGTGATTCTGCAATGCTTTGTTGTGGACTTGTTGTTGCTTCATTGTCTAAGTCTACCATAACAGTTACATCATTTGTAGCATTTTTTAGTTGTGCTGGATCAATAATTTTAATAGTTAATGTTGTGTTGCCACCAGTAAGATTTCTCCAACCTTCATGGCTAGTACCTGATGAACTTTTGTCAAGTATTCTAGATATTCTAATTGTGTCATTATTAGCATCATACACAATAACCCAAAAGTTACTCATATCACTAAGATGACTTGCACCTACAGGTATGTTTACACCATTAGCAGATTGGAAAGCACTGTTAGTAACATCAGCTCCACCTGAAACAGCTATTCTAGCAAAACTAGTACCAAAGCCTGTGGCAACATCTTGTTGTTGTGCTAATTTAGTTCTAAGATTAGCTATTGAACTCTGGGTTCCAGCACTATAACCAGCATTGCCCAGGGCAATGCTGTGTGTTAAACTTTGTCCTGTATTACCAGTGTTTGTACCAAAAACTACTGTGAGTGTTGCATAATATTCTTCAGTCAGGCTAGCCAAGTTACTACCTATTCTGTTGTTGCTTGTATACCATATTACATTTTTATATCTATTGGCTGAAGTTGGAAAAGTTATATTAGATAATCCAACAACTTCTGTGTTTCCATAAAATGAAGTATTATTACTATTCAATGAACCTTGACTTGTGTTAGTCAAGCATGGCTGGCCAGTACTTACATTATTGTTTCTAAACTTTACTGCACCATTTGCACTAGCATCACCATTATAATTAGCAAAATAGTCTGTTCTAGCTGAGTTAGCAGCATTAGTAGCATGTGGCATAAGCAATCTAACACCACCAGCATCATTTATAAAGATTGGGTGTCTAGCAGGATTTACATAACTTAATCCTTCATCATAAGGAGTAGTTAATCCACTGTTTGTGTATAATTCATAAAATTGATCACTAATCTTTTTAACATAGTAATCACCAGTACCATCTGCAACAGTTCCATTTGAACTTGATATTAGTTTACTTGTACCAACTCTATCACCATCTACAAGATTTGTTAGTGCTTCAGTTTGTATTCTGTAAATTGCTTTGTTTGATGAATTGATTCTTGCAAACCTAGCATCAAGGTCTTTGTTGTAAGTTGTTTTTGTAAATCTTGTTAGTGGGTTAACCACAAAACTATGCATACTTAAATTACTTGTGTAGCCTGCACTACTATCATTATAATAGTTAATGTATTGACTAGCACTTGAAATTAGTGTGCTTTTTGCAGTACTGCCCCAATAAGTTACTGGCCAACTAATGTAATCACCATCTTTAAGATCTAAAAATCTACCAAGTATGCCTGATTGTGCAATATAAACTGTTCCAGCACCTGTTGGTGTTGTAGTATTAGCTGTAAAAAATGTACCAATGTTAGCATTAGCTGCACCAATGCTTGTCCAGTTTGTTGCTGGATCTCCTACTACTTTAATATAATATGTTTGTCCAGTTTCTATTTGTGTTGCATTAATAACAGCACCATAGTAAGTTGGATTGAAATGATCTGTTGCACTATTGTTTGGATATGTAAATAAATTTTTGAGTGTTGCCATTAGTAAATTCCCACCTTTCCTCTTTTATTGAATGCACTCTGGATTATGCCTTCAATTTGTCTTTTGTTATCAAGCAAAAATTGTGTTCCAGTCTGTGTATCAATTGCTTGTATTGTTATATTGACTGATGCTCCAGCACCACCCATTGGAGTAATTGTTGCTCCACCAGCTCCACCTGATATTAGTTCTGGACCATTTTCACCTACAACACCTACTTGACCTGCACCTAAGTAACCACCATCTGCAAAGAAGCCTCCAAAGAAGTCTCCTATTCCTGAGAAGAAGCCACCTCCACCTCCACCACCAAATAAACCAGCAATGCTACTGAATATGCCTCCTCCTGAACTGCCTCCACCTCCACCAAATAAGCTACCAAAGATATTACTAATACCCTTGCCACCTTTTAAGGCATCAGTTAAAAGACTTGATATTGTGTTACTAAAAAATCCACTAAAGTCACTTAGTGATAGTTTACCATCACTTAATGCTGATTCCATTGTTCCAAGAAAGTCCTGTTCAATTGTTTGTCCTAAGGTTTGGAAGTCCTGAGTTACTTGTGTAGTAGCTGCTGAACTGGTTTGCACCATACCTGTCTGCATTTTTTGGAACTCTGCTAGTACTCCTGCAACCATGTCAGGTACAATTGATCCACCAACAACTTTTTGATACATGCCATCAAAGAATCCTGTTACTTTGTTTGCCATGTCTTTTGTTTTTGATGTAACACTGTCTGCCATGCCACTGAATGTATCAGTAACACCAGTTTTTAATTGTTGTGCCTTATCAAATATGTTTTGTAAACTTGTTGCTACACCTTGGAAGAATCCAACAATTGATTCAACAATTGATACCAATGCTTGAAATGCACCTTTCAGTGCTGGTATTGCTGTCTCAATTAATGGTCCCATTACACTTGTGACTTTTACAAAAATATTAAATAATCCTTTAAGTATTGGAACAACTACTTCTGTAAGTATTGCACCCATTGCACTCATCCATGGTTGTAAGGCTGCAAATGCTGCTTTAACATCTGTAATAAATCCTGGTAACTTTGCAAGAAGGTCTTTGGCTAATGTTGTTAACATAGGCAAGAGAGGTGTTATAGCATCAGTCATTAACTGACCCATACCTTCTGATAGTCTACCCATTGTATCATTAAAGTCTTCAGCATTGTTTACAGCTTCCTTGGAAGCAATATTACTGTGGGCTTTAACATCAGTTAGTGTTTCTTCTAATTTTTCTGCAGTTGTGTTAAGACTTGCAAATTGTTGTTGAATAAGAGGACCTGCTCTACCACCAACTACTTTGGCAAATTCTTCTGTTGTAATTTTACCTGCATTTAAGGCATTCATCATTTCTTTAAGTAGATCTGGTCCACTCTTAAGATTGCCATTCATGTCTAATAAACTGTCACCCAGTTTATCTGTTATCTTAGCAAATGATTTTTGTCCTTCAGTACCAGCTTTTAATCTTGTGGTTGTTTGTAACATGGCTCTATCAAATGTACCAGCATCAATGCCTGCTTCACCCATAGCCTTTTGCAATACTTGGAAGCCTTCAAAAGCTTCATTGCTTGCCATTGCTCCAGCAGCTCTTGCACTCTTAGCCAAGTCATCAAATTGATCAATGGTGTCAGTTATTTTACTAACTACACCAAAGGCAGCCAGTGCTGCACCTGCAACTCCAATAGCTGCTTTAAATTTTCCTGCATTAGTTGCTAATCCACCAAGGCCAGTATTAATACTGCCCATAGCTTTTTTGGTGTTATCCTTAGCTGTAATGTTAATGTTATAGTCTGCCATAATTTACCTTGATCCTTTGTGCTTTGCCTTCTTAGCTTCCTTTACCTGGTGCTCATAATATTTAGCCCAACCCTTGAGCTCAATAACACTGACATTATCCATTATCCAAGACACAGTCTGTCCAAGTTGCTCTGCCAGTCTAAACAAGAACAGTATCTCTGTGTCTTGTGTTAGTTTCCCAGTTCAGCTTCAGCTTTATTACTGCCAACATTCATCTCAGTAACAATCCTTGTAAGGACATCTGGATCAACTTCATTGATTATAATTTGTCTTTCACCAGACTGAAACATGGGCTTGCCATCTTCATGTCTTGCTCTAACAATTAAAGTCTCTACTAGTGCATCAACAAGTTTACCCTTGTTATGAAACTCTAGTACTTTTGTTTGTTGTGCTAATGTAATTGCTGGTCTGTAATAAACTGTAGTTTCCCATTCAGGGACTTCAATTTGTGACATTTCACTAGCTAATGCTATTTTAAAATGTGCTGTTGCTTTAGTTAATACTTTATTTTGCATATTATTTTTTCCTTGTTTTTTGTAAGGCAGGCAATACAATACCCTTAGGTGCTTGTCTGCTTGTGCCAGTATCTAGAACTCCAATGTATGGAACATGGTTCCTAGCTATTTTCATATTTCCACCATTGCCTATTGAGCCACCTGTAAAAGTGTTTACCCAACCTGCTCTAGCCTTACCTGTTGCTATGGGGGTAGTGGACCTTAATGTAGTAACATAGTTACTAACAAATTTGGAAAGGTCAGTGCCAATCTCAGCCTGTAACTGTTTTATTGTTTTGTCTGCTTTTGACACTGTCCAATCCTCATTTATTATATTTATTAAGCTAAATTGTTGTCTACAGTCAATGTACCAGTAC